GACTGTAATCGAAGCTGAGAAGCATGATCTTTCGTTTGCAATTGCAGATAACTTTAATGGTTCTAACGGTCCAACCGCTGGATCCGCAGAAGCAATTGGTGTTGTTGCAGCAGGAGAGCAATGGGGTCTTGAAAATAACGAGAACATCCCAGAACTCAACATCAAAGTTGATTCTATCAGCGTAACAGCAGTAACCAAAAAGCTCAAGGCTAAGTGGACACCAGAATTGGGACAAGATCTCAACGCTTATCACAACCTTGATGCAGAAGTTGAACTTACAAGCATTCTTTCTGAGCAAATTGCTCTTGAGATTGACCGTGAGATCCTTGAGGACCTTATTAAAGGTGCTACTGCTTCTACTCTTTACTGGTCGCGTCGTCCGGGTAGATTCCTTGACAGAGCAACTGGGCAGCAGGTTGGTACAGAGAACGGAAAAACGTTTAACAACGAATCCTTAATGGGTGCTGACTTTACTGGTACTGTTTCCGAATGGTACGAGACTCTTGCAGAAACTATTAATGATGTTTCGGCTCAAATTCACAGAAAGACACTTCGCGGCGGCGCAAACTTTGTTGTTTGTTCTCCAGAGGTTGCTAACATTCTTGAGTTTACCGCTGGATTCCGCGCTAGTGTTACTGCGGATTCTGCTAAGGGAACAATCGGAGCTGTTAACGTTGGAGCGTTAAGCAAGAAATTTGATGTTTATGTGGATCCTTATTTCCCACGTAACGTTATTCTTGTTGGACGTAAGGGTGGATCATTCCTCGAAAGCGGATATGTATACGCACCATATGTCCCACTTCAGGTAACTCCAACTATCTTTGGTACTGAGGACTTCGTACCTCGTAAGGGTGTCATGACACGCTACGCCAAGAAGATGGTTAGACCTGATATGTACGGTCTTGTTATCTGTCGTGACCTTAACGGCTAATCCCGCTAAGATCTAGACAAACAAAGAGCCTCGTCATTAATTTGGCGGGGCTTTTTTATTTCTATACTGCTTTAAACGCTGTCCAAGACTAATTATAGATAGCGTATTTTATTTTGAGAAAAGGAGATCTAAAACATGGCTCTTCCAACTTTGACACCAGCTAGCAATACAAGTGTGTCTATTCTTCCCATAACCGGCAACACCGATAATGTTAATGTCGCAACAAATCCTTTGCCGTATGGAATGTATATAACAAAGGCACCAACAGAAGCAGCAAAGCATGCTTTCATGTCGGGTGCAGCAGATCAAGTTAGTTACGTTTATAGTAAACTGGGCGGAGATATACTAGATATAGAGTTATCTGAGCATCAGGTTTATGCTGCGTATGAAGAAGCATGTCTGGAGTATTCTTATATTGTCAATATTCATCAAGCGAAAAACACAGTTGGCAGCCTTTTGGGCAATCCAACTGGCACTTTTGATCAAGACGGAGAAATGGTGGTTGGAGACGCTTTGAGTGGATCTAACATAGAAGCAAAATACCCAAGATTCAGTTTTGAATATGCAAAAAAGGTTGGCAGCGCTCTTTCTACCGAGGGAGGTTTCGGGGGAGATATACCAATATATTCCGGTTCTTTTGCCACCACCACGGGAAAACAAGACTACGATTTACAGTCTATAATTGAGACGACTTCCAACACTGATAGTGATAGTCCGTTTTATCAAAAGGTGGGAAAAAATAGAGTTACTGTAAGGAAAGTTTTTTACAAAACCCCTCATGCCATGTGGAGATTTTTTGGATATTATGGCGGTCTTAATACAGTAGGAAACCTATCATATTATGGTCAATATGCAGACGATTCAACATTCGAGGTTATACCTGCTTGGCAAAACAAATCTCAAGCCATGGCTTTTGAAGACGCAATATACACCAGAATCTCACATTTTTCATATGAAATAAAAGATAACAAATTGAGGCTATTTCCGGATGTTACATCTACATCTCCAAAGACCATGTGGGTTGAATTTAGCGTTAAATCTAGCGCGTGGGATGAGAGTGATGGAATTGACCGAGGCGTAAGTGGCATTAACAATATGAATACGCTCCCATTTGAGAACATAGAATATTTAAATATCAATTCAATAGGGAAGCAATGGATCAGAAGATTTGCCCTAGCGGTATCCAAGGAGATGCTGGGGAATATAAGAAGCAAATTTGCAACTCTACCAATTCCGGGCAACAACGTAACATTAAATGGACCGGCACTAGTGTCAGAGGGAAAAGCAGAGCAAACAGCGCTTAGAGACGAGCTTAAGACCGTGTTGGATGAAATGACATATTCTAGTTTAGCAGAGCAATCTGCTCAAACCATAGAAAATACGACAAAAACAATGCAGGGGGTATCATTACCTGTATTTGTAGGGTGATAAAAAGTGGCAAAGAAAAATAAATGGACACAACCTAGCAATCCTCCTCCTCCTCTTTTCACGGGAAAAAAGGAAAGGGATCTTGTTAAAAAAATTAATGATGAGATTATTGAAAGAGTCGTTGGTCAAACAGTTGTATATTATCCTATCAGCTTAGAACACACCAATTTTCATTCCTTATACGGCGAAGCCATAAGTAAAACATTCCTCCCACCAATCAGGGTGCATGCTCTGGTGCAGTGGCAGGGCATAGAATCAACAAATACAAATGTTGGTATTGACAAAAGATCATCAATTGACGTTTTTTTTCACAAGAGAAGATTAGTCGAAGATCAAGACTTATTCGTCCGTGAGGGAGATTTTGTTCTTTACGGCACATTCTTATATGAAATTTTATCTTTGAACGAGCCAAAAGAAATATTTGGTCAAGTTGATCACAAGATGGAAATATTAGCTAAATGCAAGAGAGCAAGAAGGGGAATATTCGATGCCACATGATGATAAATACCGAGACCTTCCACCAGAGAGAGCATCATCAAAGTATCCAACTGGCTTAAAGGAGGTGAGCTTTGCCCCTTCAACGTTGGAAACTATAGATTATTCTATCTATGATTACATGAATGACAATATTAACTTTAGTGTTACAACAAATAAGGGCTTTGAAAAAGTCCCAATTATATGGGTTGCATCCGAAAGGTCTTATCAAATCAAAAACAAAAAAGAACTTAGAGATGATGAGGGGTCAATAATTCTTCCTGTTATCACTATAGAAAGATCCTCTGTGTCAAAAGAGTTATCAACAAGGGGTGCATACTATGGAGACCAATTTATAAACCGCGATGAAAAGGGCGGAGGACTTGTTATTGGAAGAAGAATTCAGCAAAAGAAAACCTCTGAATTCAATAATGCCGATCAAAATAAAAAATCCCCATCCTTCAGCCCATCAACAGCTCCTAAATTTGTTAGAAGAACAGACAAAAGAAAAGTTGTTTATGAAACAGTTTCTATACCACCAATAGTTTACGTGGATGTTACTTACAAAATAGTTTTAAGGACAGAATACCAGCAGCAAATGAACGAGCTAATGCAAGTATTTGCAACACGTCCGGGAACGATAAACCAGTTAATGTTAAAAAGAGACGATCACAAATATGAAGCGTTTATACAGGGCAATTTTGCACAAAGCAACAACATTAGCTCCATGGATGGAGAGGAGAGAAAATTTGAAACTAGTATAGACATAAAAGTTCTGGGTTATCTTGTTGGCGAGGGAGTCAACGATGACAGACCAAAATTTTCAATAAGGGAAAATGCAGTACAGTTAAGAATTCAAAGGGAAAGAACCATTTTTGGAGACAT